AGCGCATCATCATCTTTGTTGCCTTACTTCTACGAGACAGTTTCATTCCATAAGGTAGAGCACGAAGCATTACATATCCATCAGGCGGAGCAGTTTCAAGCTCAAACCGCTCGAAGCTTTCTGGATTAATTGTGACCTGTGGCATTATCCTCTCCTTGAATATTGCCTGTTAGGTGATGCTTGTAGAACTCTTGCATTCAAATGCGAATGGATCGCCACCCGCGATTCCCAACGAACGGCCAGTAACACGAGCCATGAGCAAATCACCGATACCACTCAAGCCAACCTCGTAAGTCGAATATGCAGTGCGGAAGGCAGTAATTCTAAAAGCCTGCGTAGCGGCAGCAAAGTTTGCACCACTGAGAAGAGACTCAAACTTGATAGCACGAAGTGTGTTGGCCTTCATGTTGTTGTATTCAGCCTTGCTTGTGAAGTCCAACTCAGTCTCGTAGGTAGCCTCGGTTTCACCGTAAGCAATATAAGTCGCAGAACGAGCAGGTGTGAGTCTGTTCTGTGCAGTACCATTATAGTTGGCCGTGAACGTGAAACCGTTGAACGTGGTATCAGGTGTAGCGAACGTAGGAGTAAGACCAGCAGTATCTACATACACCGAGTGAGACGAAGCACCAAGCAGAATTGGATCAACCCAGCTTTTAGTGAAAGTATTGCTGGCGGTGTCAGTTTCGGCAAGTCCGAGCATACCGAGAGTGCAACGAAGTACACCATTCTCGACAGTAAACGCAAACTGGTTAACAACACAGCCTGAGTACATGAAGCCTAGACCGTTACGCACGGTAACGATCGTAAGACCTCTAGCTGTGCCACCAGGATATGTTGCACCAACGTTGGTGGGAACAGCTTTGTAGGTATACGGGGGTGATGCACCAGTTTTGGTAACAGTGTGACGTGATGCATACAAGAAATAAGGGATGAAAGCAGGATCAACTTCCATTACAATATCGCCAGCGATGTGATAGAAACTAGATGCAACACCCGAAACAATTGCAGAAGAACGAATCTGTGGTGAGAAATACTTATCCTCTGTGTATGCTAGCGATTCGCTGATGACAGGACACCAAACACCTACACCGGAAGCAGTAGGATCGACAGGAGTACCGTATGTAGTCTCTAGCCCAATCCATACTGCACCGTTACCAGCAATGTCAGCACCAGGCATTACTTCTCACCTCCTTGCAAGAAGTCAGGTGTAACTTGTGTGGGTGTAGGTTCAGGTTCAGGAGTAGGTGTAGGTGTAGGCGTAGGTTCAGGTTCAGGTTCAGCTACAACGGCAGTTGCACTACCAGTAACAGTTGTGACCGCATCGTTGGCGTACGCTTCCTCTACTCCCAGACCAACTTCATCAACGAACTGTTGTTCAGCTTCCTCAGTAATGTCTACAGCTTCTCCACCGTTCGGAATCTGACCAAACGGGTAGATACCAACTAGCTGACCGTCAGGGAAATGAGGATGCGAAAACTTGACCTGTAGGGTCATTTGAACCTCGTTTCCTGTATCGCTTGGAAGGACAGTCTTGTGCTGATAACAGCATCACTTTTTCTAACACGAGGAGGACTAACACCGGGTTGTTCTGATTCAATCCATCCAGCAATGACACGTTCGCCAAGATTAAGATCAGGGCCTTCAAGAAAATCTACAAGATTAGTCGCTAATACCATGTCATTATATGAACGCGTTTGATACTCCTCAGTCAGTTTAGCATGGTATACATAGATATCAGCTCTAATTGAAACAGCAAACGTGTGGGTGCCATGAAGCTCCTTGTTGAATGTGCCACCCATAATAAGCACAGAAGGATACTCAGGAATCAAATAATCGTTATACTTGCAAACATGAGCGAATCCAAGATTACTACCTTCGATGAAATCAGCAAGATATTCAACTAAGTGCTCGGGCCGGGTTATCGTATCAACTACAACCACAGGCATAGTTAGATAATGCTCCTAAAAACGCCCTTGACAAACCGGCCACCTACACCACGAACCATGAAACCACCACCAATAGCAGGGACGTTTGTAAGAGAGCCAGAGAAGCCAGCAGACGTAGTAACGAAATCACCTGCAATTGGAGGGCGAGTAGGCCCAGGCCCAGGCCCACCAATTATTTCTTCGGTAAGACCATCAATCCATCTACCGAAGATGACTTGAATTTCATCCGCACACTCGTCACTAATGCCAATGAATTCACGACGTGGTAGACCTTTGCCTAGCTTTAGTGCAGTTTGGACACCATGTTCTGCGGCTTTTCTACGAATACGCTTAGCACTATATGCGCCTTCTTGATGTGCAGCACCGTAAAATGGGAGATGTTCTGCATTGAACACTATTTCTCGATCAGTAACAATCCATGAATCTTGACTAGTAGCAGCATTATACATTTCACCGGTTAGCTTTAGTATTTCATTGGGATGCTCAGATTCAGTCTTGGTCTTAGAATGGAGATATTCCTCGTTAAGAGGTTCCCAATCATCACCTTCGGGATCTTCTTCACGAGCGAAATGTTGTTCAGTGTCATAAATAACAGCCTGTTTAGCTTCCATCAAAGGCACAGTCCAATCGTCACTTGCATTAGCTAATTGTATAAGTTCTGCACTAACAGTTTCGGGATCATTACCAGGCTGCCAATAACCATAGATGACTTGTTCACCAGTGTCAAACTCGAATAACGGGATTCTGTTAGGCAAAAGTTTGTCCCATAGAAAATGTCGGTGTAGTCGTGTCATCGGGGAAGAAGCTCAAGATGCCACCAGTATTATCAATCGGGTCACCACCATCATCGACTACAGTAAGAGTTCCATCAACAATATCAGCTAGCATAGCAATAGCCTCATTGTATAGCATTTGAGCATATGCCGGAACTTCCACTTGCTCCTCAGAGTATGTAGCCCTGTAAATGAAGGCAGCGGCAAGACGACCGGCAATACCCCTGATTAGATCAGGGGTATTATCCGGCGAAGTCCACCCCGACATTGTAAGCGTGGTAAACACGCCTGTAAGCTGTCCTCTGATTAGACGCTCTGCCTCGATATTTGCTTTTGAAGAGTTGGCGTCGGTGACGATAATCTTGTCGTCACCAAGGAAGTTCTGGATATCGGAGATACTAGCAAACATTAGTTCGATGTACTAGTAGGTGTTGCAGCAGGCTTAGTAGCAGGTGCAGCAGGTTTACTTGGTTCTTCTACCTGTGGATTTTCTGCATCATACTCGGCAAGGTAAGCTCTCGCATCAGCAGCCTCAGCATCGGCAGCAGTTTTGTCACGGAGATATTCAGCAGGAGACTGGTGATCGGGGATATCGGGATACTCTTCCTCACTAACAGCATTGACTTCAACAAGATCAGCCCACTCTTCATCACTTACACCAAGATCAGACTGAGACACACTGTCACCAGGCTTGATTACTTTTGTGGTTTTTCCCCACTCGTCACGTTCTACGGGGAAATTAGTCCATGCGTAGTAACCCATTTCAGCCCCCTTAGAACGCCGTAGCGCCGAATGCAGTAGTGATAAGATAACCCGCAGCAGCAGAGACAATCTTGCAATCCCATTTGTACGAAACACGCACCAAATCAGCTTTGCGAGGCTCTTCACGCCAACGGTCAGTTGGGCGAATAGACCCATCAGGATAAATCTGAGCGAAAGTCTTGCCGAATGTGAAAGTCTTTTGACCCGGCACAGGATCGACAATACCAAGCCAAACATCTTTGCCCCAGAAAGAAGCAATTGACTCAGTAGCGTCGATATTGTCTGCCGTGTTGTAGACTGAATCGACAGCGATGATTGTACCCTCGAAACCAGTAAGTGTACGGAAAGCATCCGGGATCGAAAGTGCGAAGTTCTTGAAACGATCAACAACACGAGGATGGTTCTCAATGTACGAAAGGCCGAGAGCAGGGATAACCAACGTATTCGGGTAACGGAACGTAGCAGCATAGACAGCACGCATACCGACCATGATATCATTGACAGGATTCGATGTAGAAGCCGTACCACCCGTGTAATCACTCCACTGAGAAGTACCAGACAACGTGGTCTTGTTTGCAGCTGCGTAGTTCGAAGCATTACGAATGATGGTAGAGACAGCAAGCTCATGGTCGAGCAGAAGTGAACGAGTGCAAAGTGCAGTAGCATCCAATTCAGGATTAAGCTGCAAAGCACCACCGAACACCGGATTTGCGTAACCACCTTGAGATAGCAACTGCTGACGCTCTTCATCAAAGATGGGAGCTTGGAGTGAGTGTTCGTGAGTCTGGAATGTATCCTCAGCCCACTTGCCTCCCTGGATTTCGTTAGCAACCGTACCGGGTTGGCGCTGTGAACGGTAGATCAACCAGTTAGAACGATCAAACACACGATAACGACCAGACTGAGTATTTACAGGAGTGACAGGCATAATGCGATCGGAATACAGACCTTCCTCTTGAAACCCAACCGAAAAGTTGGTGAGGATTGGGTCAGTATATAGGGTACCGGGATCGTACATTCCTCACCTCCTTTACGGGAGCGCGGCGCCGACGAGCGGCCCATCGACATTAAGACGAAGAGTAATGCGAGTACCAACTCCACCAGTACCATTACCGGACATACACAAACCAAGAACACGGTTACCAGAAGAGATAGTGGCTTTCTTACCACGACCATCTGCCATTGCTTCAATCCAATCACCGGGAGCAACAGCAGTTGCATCGCCCATCTCGAGTTCTGACATTCCATCAACA